TGATTGGCCTAGACCGATAGAAGCTGAACTACGACCAAGAATAGTATTACCAAGATCTCCAGCAAGTAATCGATTCTGGTTAAAGGCTTGTTGCCCCATACTTGCTGCTTCTGCACGCAGGCCAGATAGGTACTGCTCACGACCAAGCACTTGACTGGCTATCGAGCTTTGATCCCCGATACGACCAGCACGTTGCGACATTTGCAATGCTGCCTGATCAGCTAGACGCTGCTGCTCTGGGTTTAAGCCTTGAGCACGTTGATAAACATCTTGAGCTAGTGCGGTCTGTTGCTCAGCAAGTCCAGTACTATAAGGATCAGCTTCACGGTATGCCTCAACAACCTGGGGGGCGTACTCCTGCAAGGCGGATACGTCATCAGCACGTTGCAATCCGAGTTCTTCACGTTGTAATACTCCTGCTCGCCTTGATTGATCCTCAAGTAGGTCAAACAGTCCAGCTTGCGGTGCTAAAGTTGGCTCCAGCTTTTCAAGGCTGCGCTCCATCTCTTTCTTTCTTTTTTCGGCTCTGTTCCTCTTTCCTCCCTTTAAAACAAAGTTTCCCTTGTCATCTACTTCAGCTAGATCCCTCTCTAGGAACTCTATATTTTTTTGTACTCCTTTATACGCTGGATTTGGAATCTCTTCAGATCGTCCCTGTGCCATTGTCTGAATGTCGGCAAGCTCTAGTGCAGTATACAGTGGACGAAAGGTTGCCTCTGATTCAAGCAAACGGCCTTGAAGCAGTGGGTCCGTAACTCCCTGTGCTGACTTAAATTCCTTGTTACCGAATAGGTATTTGCCCATTGACTTACCTGGGTCAATTGGGTCTGGTGCGTCTGGTGCTGATCCTCCCATAATATTATATAGTTAAAATTTTAGTAAACAGTTTGTGAGTGCTTTGCACTCGTGTTGGAACGCCAAGTCTATGACGCATCATTATTATTTTCTTGTGCATATAGTCAGGACACAATGCCAAAAACTTGCGAGTCATATTTTTAAAAGCATTTTTATTTACTGCATTTAAAAACCCTATAAATATTGCATTGCTATCATTGCTATCAGGTTTCCATTCAGTGATCAATGAATCATCTTCATCCTTGTCACAATGATACCACATAGCTAAACCTTCAATCTTACCATCTTTATCTTCCTCTGCAACAAAGGTATCCTTTGCTATATGATAGGCTACAAGAAGTTGAATTAGTTCACGTGGCCAGCCTGGAAGTACCCTGCCGTTTTCATTAGCAATGCAGAAGTCCACCAGCTTATCTATGTAAGCAATGGCTTCCACTTGAGTGCCATCCTGGATGGCTAGTTGAACTGATTGAAGGAGTGGGTTCATTAGTATCCGATTGCTTGCCAGAAAATAGCATTAGTTCCTGACTGAGAGTCATAATTAAAGGATGTAGTGCTGCGTAAAGTAATAGTTGCATTGCCATCCAGATCTGTCGTGTCCACGCAAGTAAGGCAAATTGATACCACTGCACTTGGAAAAGCGGTTCCAAATGTGACTGTACCATTATGACCAGTCTGGTATCCCATCTTCATAATCAATCCATTGGGGAAAGTTACGCTTTCTCCTCCTGCATAAGTAGATGGAGAAAATGGATCAGGGATGCTTGCAGCAATACTTGTATCAACGTACTGCTTAATACTTCCAGAGGTAGCCAAGGTAGTACTGGATGCCCCAGACATTGTATTGCTATTAATAACCATAGCGGGAGCAAGCTTCGTGAAGACTACTGCACCCGTAGCAATCTTTGATTGAATGATACCTTCATCCTTTACAATAATTGATGCACCAGAAATTTCAGTGCTTTGATTGTCAATGGATGCATCGGTAAATGTTGCTTGCGATACGAGATCATTAAGTAGATCAGCAGTAAGCTGCTCTCCGTTTTGAAATGTTGTTCCTGGATTTAGTACTGACATAATATTAAGCTGTTCGTTTCCACGTATGGACTGCTACGTATGGTTGTAAATTATTGTGAGATTGGTCGCTGCCAATTGAACTTGTTTGTTCGTCTTCTCTAACCCCAAGACTCCGTGATCCGCTGTCTCTGTCTTCTTTGCTACTTAGTCTATATGATTCATTATAGATGTGACTGTGACTAGGAAGTTCAGGTATAGTTACTGTATGATTGTACTCGCCGCCAGTATCACCTGCAGCAAAAGTTAGTGATTCTGGAATTGGTTGATCATCTGTTCCTGTGCCTGCCCCAAGCAAAGTTTTACCAGCTCCGAACTCTTCCCAAGTACCGAATCCAAATAGAGTTGCTGGGTTAAGAGGATTAGTAGCATTTATATAAATGGAACCAACTGGATACATAAGATTGACGAGGTAACTATTTTTGATGCGAAGCTTACCTGCATTAGGACCACCTTTAATTACCTCAATGCTTTCATTCGTTGAATTATTAAACTCCGCTAGGTTAGCAATGTTATTAAGTCCGTCAGTTGTGATTATGCCAGTAGTGCCAAACTTTGTCCCTGTAGTAATGATTGACATAATATTAGGCGGTTCGTTTCCATACATATACAGTTATGTATGGTTGTAAATTATTATGGGTTAGGCTACTACCAGTGGAACTTGTGTTACTTACCCTGAACCCAGGTTCGTCATCTGTTCCACTTGACTGACCAGACCCCTGTTGAAATGCTTCACGATAGGCGTGAGAGTGACTAGGCATTTCATTTTCAGTTAATTTATGATTGTACTCACCGCCAGTATCACCTGCATTGAAACTTATTACCTCTGGGACTGGTTGATCATCCGTCCCTGTGCCTGCCCCAAGGAGGACTCTTCCGCTTCCAAATGCTTCCCAAGTGCCAAACCCAAATATAGTTGCTGGATCTCTTGAATCGCTTGCATTTATATAAATGGAACCAACTGGATACAAAAAACCATTAACGTAATTATTCTTTACACCAAGCTTGCCTGTATCAGCACCGCTAGTAATTAGCTCAATGCTTACCTCGTCGGCTGGATCATTGAATGTTGCTAGATCAGCAATATTGTTAAGGCTGGTTGCAGTCACTGTTTCCCCAGGTACAAAGGTTTTTCCTGTATTAATGATTGCCATAATAATTATTCTGCGCTTGTAGTTGATCTAAAGGAAATAGCCCCGTTGGCTTCAATAGCTCGTATTCGTGGTCTCCCCTGTGTATTGTTAATTGTAAATTGAATGCCGTACCCACGGCGGTTACCTATTCTACCACGTATGGAAACATCCTCACCAGTAGCCAAGGTTTCGCCATCAATATAATCACTTAATGATTGCAGTCCTATGTTAGCATCTGGGTTTTCCGTTTCTGCTGTAATGTCAAAGTTACTAACATTTGTGCTGCTGCTTTCTACGTGCATCTCAAACTGATTGAATCGCTTGCGATCCATTGTCCCCAGTGTGTACTGCCGTGTAGTAATGGACGCAGGGATACCGTAGGTATTACTTGGAACGCCGATGGCTGTGACCACTCGATCACGTCCATCTAGTCGAGTGTCAAGCCTGTGTATGCCACCAAGTTGATTGATTGCATAGACCCCTCTGTTAGTACCTTCACCAGCCACAATAAGATTCTCAATGTCCCAGTTTGCATTGTCAACTGTATCAATACTTTCCCACTGTAAATTAAGGAAGTTAAAGATTAAGATAGCATTGTTCCTTTGAGCGTCATCAAGTGGAACAGCAAGGTAGTAGCGATTATCAAAGTAAACGGCCCTGGATTGTTCCCAGTGATCCTTGTTAATCCGATTAATTGTTTCGTTGATTGATTCACTCAGTGGAGTTTCAGTGCCTCGTAGATTGTATTCATCAAGAAACTGCGTACCGTATACACCATTATCAGAAAGAAAGATAACCTGATTACCAACTTGGATAATTGACTTACGTGCTACGCAACCAACTTCGTTGGTCAGTAGTCTAGTAGTTGCACCCGCTAGGTTAATTGTGTTCTGAACTATATGAATACTGTTACGATTAAACACTATGAGGGAATCATCAGAGAATGAATGCAGCCCAACTGTAAAGTCAGCGGTCCCAGCATTAAATCTGTACTGAGCATAGATCTGATCGTATGTGTCGGAGTCCAGTATGTCAGAACCAATTACTTCATCTACGATGTCTCGGTAGGTGTACGAGCCTTCTTCTGCATCCACGGAGTACCTGAATGGCATTACCAGCCTACGCTGGTGATAGGTAGCATAGGGAGGTGCTGGCATATGGCTAAAGCCAAGACCGACTGATACCTTCCGTGTAAATACTGGAGTAGCAGTTAAACTAGCCCCATCTGTAATGTGTGTATCAATTGAGTCCGCCTGTACCCAGAACTCAAATCCGTGAGCTAAATTAACTGTTCCAGCTAATGGAGTATTATTATTAGAAAAATCGGCTGTATAAAAAGAGAATGAACTAGAAGTGCGTTCAGCAACAAACCTTGCTCCGTTGATCCCAGCACTTGTACTAAAACCAGCAAGCTCAATTGGATCTCCAACCTCAAAGGTATTACCAGAAAGCAATAAAGTTACCTTGTGAAGACCGTCGTAGTCCCCTCCTACTATTGGGCCAGTTATA